CGAGGTTGTAGGCGAAGCTCACCAGCGCCGATCGCTGGTTGTCGTCCATCACCTTCCAGTGCGGGATGGTGCTGGCCAGTTTGTCGGCAATACGATCCACTTCAAGCCGCAGCATCATGTCGGCCTCGATCATGGTGATCTTGTCGCCACGCTTCACCGGCACGCCACCGCTATAGCGGGTGGTGCCGTAGCCGATCGTCCATGGATCGCCACCGCTGAGCGGATCGGGGTATGCGGAGAGATGCACACCCTCGAACTGCTTGATCAGGTTGATGCCAGCCGATAGATCGACCTGCTTGCCATCTTGCGACCAAGCCTCGAACCACGGCCGATCACGCCGCATCGCCTCCTGGTAGCCATTGGCCGCAAGGTCCTGCTCAAGCAAGCTGATCGCCGCGGCCTGATGGGGGAGTCCCTTGTAGTACCGGAACAGAGTCTGCAGTGTGATCGGTGCCGTGTTGGCCATGATCAGCGGCGCTTAGGGAACATCAAGCGCAATGCTTGGAGGAGGAGTTGCAGCCAGCTATTGGACTTCAGCGGGGAGACAGCGATGATCTCGGAGCCGGCGGCCACGATGATCGCGATGATCGCAATGGTTTCAGGGGTCATGGTGATAGTGCCTGAATCCCTAAGTTACTGCTGAAGCTCCAGTGCGCGCACGCGCTTATCTAGGTCGGACAGTTCGTTGCGTGCGTCGATCTTCAGCTCTTCGATCGATTTGGCCATCTGCACCACAGTGGCCTCGATCCGTGCTGACTGGATCTGCATCGAGATCAGCAGACCGCCGATAGCGATCATGCCAGTAGCTAAGACGGTGGGCAGCGAGGCGGAGAAGACGCCACCTACGCTCTGTGGTTCTTCAGCCATCGCTGTGGCGACTTCCATCCCATCCATCGTAGCGATCGAACGGGTCCGGCCTCCCCTGCAGGATTACCACCGCACGGCGATAGTAATGATTGTCCGTCTTCCCGACACGCTCGAGGTGGTCGCGAATCTTGCGCCAATTCTCGAGAGTGTCGCGATCCATTAGCGGCCTTGCCCCCGCAGTGGCTTACGGCCGCGGCGCCGTGGGCGTGACTGTTGGCCGTACCCCTGGCGTGTGGTCTTCGGCGGTCCCGGCTGATGCTCGATCCGAGCGGTGCCGGTTTTACTCTTGACCGCCATCTTCCTCGGTCTCGATCTCAGATTCAGCAAACTCCAAGGTGTCCACCACGCCGCTCAGCACTGCGGCTGCCATTTGAATTAGCGGACCATCGTTGCTGGCGCGAGCAGCGGCAAAGCTGTTGATGGCGGAGACTAGTTGTTCCTTGGTGCAGGGCATAAATAAATGCGTGCCGTCAGAAGGTTAGCTGATTAGGTCGCAATCAGACCGAGACTGCGAAGACGAGCTAATGCCAGTTCGAGTTTAGCTTCAAGTTCCACGCAATACTTCAGCAGTTCGGCATTGGTTGGCGCTGCTGCATCAGCGATTACCTGTGAACCCGTGGCCGTAGGCAGCGTGCCGGTGGTGGCGGTGACGGTTAGATCGGCGATGGCTGCAGGCTGCACCACTGGCGTGGCGTTATAGAAGCCGAGCTTTTGTGTGGTGGACGTGCCGATCTTGGTGCCGGTTGTGGTGTTGACGGCAATGTTCAGGGCATCGGCGAGGGTCAGCGTGGCGGCTTGCAGCGTGAGCCGAGTACTCATCGTGCCGCTGTTCTGCACCTTGAAGGCGAGCTGGCCAAACTCCGAGTTGTTGGTGACGCTGACGATGCTGCCTTCGACGGCGGCGTAATCCACCTGCTCTGTGGTGGCGTTGTCGTTATGGCCGCGCCAGTAGATCGTGCTGAGCAGGTCGTTATTTTGACCAACGGTGGATGCACCACGGCGGCGGTAGAGCGTGATGTCAGCGCCGCTGGCTGAATCATTTGCTGTGCATTGAACCTGCAGCGCAGTGCTGGTAATCGTCGAGCTGACGTGCAGCGGGAACAGTGGCGTTGCCTCGCTGATGCCGACGTTCGAGCCTCTGAGGCGAACACGCATTGCCGGAGCAGATGCATCAGCGGTCATCAGGTCAAGGATGCCAACCTCTGCGGTATCGGTGACCGTGCCAATCGTTGACAGGATTTGGGCGTAGGCGTGATCGTTGCCGCCGCTGTCCTTGCCGCGAAACTCGATGTTGCCGAGGTTGTCGTTATTTGCGGGGCTGGCACTGTTGCGATACAGCACCACGTCTGGCGCAGTGTCTAGGCCGGCATCAGTATTTTCGATGATGACCTGATCGGTTGTATCACTGCTGAATAGATGCAGTTGAGCTGCAGCCGTACCAGTACCGAGTTGGAAGCCGGTGGTGCTGAACTTACCGGCAAAGGTACTGTTGGTGGTGAACGCTAGTTCGTTGGCGGCTGAGCGGTAGATGCCCGTGACGCCAGTGTCTGCGGTCCAGGCAAGGCTGGGTGCGCCAACGGTGCCGCTGGGCAGGTTTCGCAGGAAGGTGCCGTACTGGATTTTCTTGTTTTTGTTGGCCGCCGTGGCTTCGGAACTATCGACAATGGGCAGCAGATCATCCGCCGCTGGTGCGGTGAGTTCTGTCAGGTCTGTGATCTTCCGGTCAGCCATGGCGGTTGTTGATGGTGGTTAGTGAGTAGGACTACGCGCCCTTGAGAGCTGCTACTTCAGCTTCCAGGGTTTCGATGCGCTTGTTTGACTCCTGCAATGCTTTAAGAAGCACAGGAACCAGTCGGTCGTAATGGAAGCCATCAAGCTTTCCTTCGCTGTCGTATGAACAAAAATCAGGGCAGACAGCTTCGGCATCATCGGCAATTACGCCCCAGCGCATTTCATCCGAATAGTCGTCAGAGTAATCACCGGCTTGATTTTTAAGCCGATAGTTAAAAGTTACAACGTTTAGGTTTCCTATCCAGCCAGCGGACGGCGCCAACTCAATGTTTGTTTTTGCGGCTCTAATTGATGAGTTAAATCCAAATCCACCAGAGGAGTCCATGAACATGGCCTTAGTGGAGGAGGAAACTCCGAAGTTATAAGGAGAGTTTGTAGCAACTCCCCATTGCGTATAGCCATCTTCCCTAACGCCTAGCAGACGCGAAGGCGTTGAGTTTTGCACAAACAGGGCTTGGTTTGTTCCAGTGCCTCCACCCGTAATTCGAGTTTCTCCAGTGTTTGTAATTCTGACTCGCTCCGTCGGAGTGCTCGCTCCATTTGGCGTAGTATGAAAAGATAGCTTTGATGGTTTTGATGAAGCGCTCCAAGTCCCTCCATCACGTTGACCGCGAATATATAAACCGTCGCAATGAGCGGAATCGCCAAAAACTATATATCCAAGATCGCCGTCTGTCGTAGGAGACGATTCCGTGGTTGTAATACGAATAATGCCGGGACCAGAACCTCCGCTGTATCCCTGAGCAATAAAACTAGAATTGCTAGAAGTCGAAGATACACCCAACAACAGGCGTCCCGAGCTGTCAATGGTTGCACGCTGCGAACCGTTAATTGTAAATCTTATTTCACCTGCTTCTTGATTTTCAATAATAAAGTTGGAACTAGTTTGATAGAGAAGCGTCCCATCATTGGCCGTGCTTCCTGTGGTGCTATTAATAAATTGAATAACAGGAGCAGTAGAAGCAAAAAGACTTAACTGTCTTGTGGGCGAAGTGGTGCCTATGCCTACACGCTGAGAGGAATCAACTACCAACGCAGAAGTGCCACCCGTTGAAATACCTACTTGGTTGGCACCAGGAGAATAGAAACCAGTATCGGTGCCGCTGTCTTTGAAATAGATGGACGGTGCAGCGGCGGTACCGTTTTCAAATGCAATGCTTGTCCATTCGCCGTCAAGTTGGAACAGTGTGATCCATGCCGAGTTCGCTGCATTTCGCAGCTTCATGACCGTTGGGCTGCTGCCCGTATCCGCCCACCACTGGTAGGCATAGGTTGTCGTTGGTTCGGTAGCGGAGGAATTATTGGTTGCGATGGCAGCCAGCGCGTTGTTCAGGTCAGCACGCACTGCAGCGCCGGAGGCATTGCTAATGATGTAATCGTGGGTTGCCATCGTTAAGCCTGTTGGGTGCCGTAACCGTTGGCCACGTACTGGAATTGCCTGCTGACCGCTGTTCCGGCGCTGTTGCGGAAGGTCACGGTGAAACCAGTGCGACTAGCGGATGTGATCTCATAGTAATCGCCAGTGTTCAAATTAAAAGCGGTCAGACCCAAAGCTGGTGTTTGGTAAAACGCCTTCGCGTAGGTCACGGCGTAGGATGCGGTGCCGCTGGTGATCGTGCCGCTGTTCTCCGTCCGGGACTGCATCACCATTTCATAGCCCAGCTCGTCGATCAGTGGTGTCTGGTCTGTGCGGGCGCTGATCAGCTCAACCTTGAACTGGAACTGACGACCGGCGTAGCTGCCGTTGTACATCGGGAACCACTCGCCAAAATCAATGTCGGATTCCAGCTCAAAGCGGTCTGGGCTGCTCTCCAGCAGCAGTTTGTCGCCGTCCTCCAGCAGCATGAAGGTATCGACGGTGGCCACGTCGCTGGAACGGAAGTAGACATCGGCACTGGTGTCATCAGCCAAGGCGCCATCGAAATCGCTCCAGCGGTCGATCAGTTCTGAACGGCTGTCGATTGTGTCGGCTGGGTACAGGCCGCGAGTGGTGAGCGTGCGGCGGAAATCAACGGTGAACTTTGCGCCAAGGTCAACGATGTTGGTGAAGTAGTAGCGACCTGCGAGCAACTGCTGGCCGCTAAAGTCCATCGAGCCGATGGCATCAAAGTCAATAATTTCATCCACCGTCTCATCGCCATCCAGCACGATGGCGTCGTAATCAGCGTCGTAGCGGGCATCATCAAATTGCCCTTGGTATGGCGGTACGGTCTGGTCTTCGCGGACGGTAGTAATGCTCAGCGGTGGGATGGCATCGGGCTGATCGAAGATGACGCTGGTGGCGTTCTGACTCCGCAGGCCAGCCGGATCTTGGAACTTGAGCAGGTATTCGCCGTCGATCTTGGGCAGCAGGGCGTAGGTGGTTTCAGCGCCAACACGATCCGTCAACAGGGTCGAGTCTTGCCATTCGCCGGTGCCATCGGTCTTGGTGCTATGGCGGATGATTGCGGTTAGGAAGCCGGGCGCTGCAATCGGACGCGACCAACGCAGCATCACCTGATTGTTGGCGATCTGCTCAATCGTGACATTCTCAGGATCAATCGGTAGTTGCTGAACAGAACCCGTCGGGTTGGCCGTTGATGCAAACGATGGAACGGTAAAAGTTGCCGAGACTGCTGGTGCGCTTTTGTTAAATCCCAATCCGTATGCCGTGACGGAAACCAGCAGTTGGAAACTTTCGGGCAAGCCGATTATTTCAATGTTTGGGTTGTTGGTGCGAACTGTGCGGCTGTTGCCCTGCGCGGTGTTGTAAGTAACGTCGTAGCCGAAGGTGGCACCACCAGCGCCTTTTGCCCAAGAGATGTTGACCTGCGTAGTCAGCACCGTGCCGTCGCGCACCTGACCAGCGTTAAAGGCGATGTTCCTGACTGACGGCGGTGTGGCATCAAACGTGGTGATGTCTGGAAACTGCAGGTTCTGACCGTTATCAACCGAGGCGTAGATGCTGTCGTTATGCACCAAGCCGGTGATTGCGTAGGTGCCGTCGCCGTTGTCTGATGCGCTGATGCAACGGAACTTTTGATTGGCAACGCCGCTGGTGGTAATTGACCAGATCGACTGCGCGTTGGGTGCAGCGGTGAAGGAACTGCTGACGTTGATCGTGCTGCCGGAGACGCTGCTGATGTTGCGGGTTTCGACCGTGCCATTGGGCAGCAGGCAGGTCAGTTGCGGGTTGGAGCCAGACGGCAACGTGATCGACTGGTCAGCAACGATGGCGCTGGTGGTGGAGGAGGAGACGCGACCGGAGATGCGGGTGCCTTGGCGGAGCGAATCGGCAACGGCAAAGATCTGACCAGGCAGCACCACGGCACCCTGCAGGCCAGTGCTGAACGAGATCACTTCATCGTCGAGCGCCTCGGTTTTGAGTGTCCACAGGCCGACCCGCTGTGCCTGCCACTTGGAAGTGCAGCCAAAACCGATCAGTTCTTTGACGATGTAGCCGTACTTAGCGATGAGCGCGGCGTCTTCAACGACAACAACGTTCGGGCGGTAGAAGTTTTCAGGATCGTTGTAACGAACATGCACGCTGGTGCTACGGGTCTTGAGCGAACTGCCGGAATACTCAAAAACACCGCCGACGACGTTGGCATTGGTGTAGATGTGCGAGGCCGCAAGCGCCGTGCCATCGAGGTTGCCGTGATCGGCTGCAACTTGGATGACGTTGTTCGACCAGAACAGGATGCCTCGGAACACTGAGGCCATGTCCATCAGGACGTTGTACGCCTCGGCGCGGTCACCGATAACTACGTTGCAAGAGAAGCGCGGTTCCCTGGTGCCGTCTGGGTTGATGACCTGCTGGTTTGCGTACTTGGCAATCGGGTACAGGTCGATCCAGCTCAGGTTGGCCGAGGTGATGAACTGACCAGCACCATAGCGACGGTTGGTGAGCAGGTCGTAGAAGCAGCAAACTGGGCAGCTCGTCCACTTCTCAGCGGTCTGAACCGCACCGTTGAAGCTGGAATCGTTGAAGGCGAGGCTGCCATCACCCAGAACGGTCGCGCCAGTTGGGATCTGAACCAGACGGCCACGGATCAGATAGGCACGCGATGGCAGGCTGTTGAACGCCTTGGTTGAGATCGCCAGCTCGTTTAGCGCCGAATAGTTGTAATTGACGTTTTGCGAGATCGTTTCGGTGTAAGACGACCAGATGATTTGATTGCCTCGGTTGCTGGCAATCGGTGTGTTCTGCGGTGTGTCTTGGAAGCTGGTGTATTTGATCTCAAAGTGGCCTTCACCCAGATCTACCTTTTGAACTTTGATGTTCCAAGGACCGGCGCCAAATGTTCTGAGGTTGATGATGCCGGTGCTGTATTGGTAATTGTTAGTGGAAACGCCGGTGATGGTTTTGTTGGAGGCGAGCTGGAAGCCGGTGCCGCTGCCCTTAGCCTGCACGTAAATAAGGATCTGAAGCGTGCCACCGAATAGCTGACCTTTGGCAAGGCTTTCCTGCGCGACGGAATAGAGCTTCGGAATGGTGAACAGCAGTTCTACATTGTTGACCGTTGGATCAGTGATCTGGCGCGTAACACTGCCGCTGCCGTACTTGCGGTTGATGACTTCGTTGTTTGCGTTCAGGTCTTCGCTGTAGTTTTCGCCAATCTCTTGGTTGACTTCAACAATTTGTGAAGTGCCGTCGTTAAACCAGTACGTTGCACCCTGACGTGCCGCACCAACATAAGAGGCGGACGAAATATCTTCGGGCTTGAAGTTATAGGTGCCGTCGCTGTTTTGGATTGGTGTTTCGTTGAGGTATGTACCCTGCAGGCCGTTAATGACGCCACCAATCGGACCCTCACAGAGAAGATCCAGCACCTTGATTGTTGTGACGGAATTAAGTGCCATGTCAGTAGAGCGAATACCCGATGCTGTTGAGCCGGAGATAGATCGGGTTGGAGCCGGTGGTGCCGTTGGCCACGGTTTCAGCCGAGATCACTTCAACCTGAACGCTGACGATGCTTTCGGTTTCAATGTCGCCCAGCTCCAAGCGGTGCATCCAACCGAAGAATTGGCCTTCAAAGATCAGACCTTGGATGGTGGCGGAGTCAGCGGCGACGAGGAAACCGTCATCTAAAACATCGCCTCGATAAACCTTGATTTCGTAGCTGATGTAGCCGTCAACGTAAGTTGTACCAGTGCCACCGGCTTGATCGTAGAGACCGTTTTCCAGTGACAATGCAACGTTGAAATCTGAGTATTGCTCCACGCTGGCCATGTAGCCGCCGTAGACCTGCAGCGATGCATAACGGCGCTCGTTTTGAACGTCGGTGCGGATTAGTTGCGTGCTGTTGGTAACGCCGTATGCGCTAACAGGGTTGAAGTATGCCTGCGTATTAAATACTGTCTGATAAACACGGCGGGCAATCACACCCGACTTATCGGAGAACTCGTTGGTCAGTATTTCGTTGCCCAGCCGGATTGTGTCAATGCTTGGTGCGCGAAGGCTGGTCAGCACCGGATCAGATTCGTCGGCAATCTGGAATTTGGACTTGAGCAGGTGGCTGCCGATCAGCACTTTGCCGTAAGCCAGTGGCACCGTGGCACCAACACCAACTGAGTTTGCGGCGCCCGTGTAGGCGTAGGACTGCTGGCCATCAATGCCAGAGGTGACATTCTCGGGTCCGTTGGTGCGATTGCGGCTGCCCATGCGGGAACCGCCGCCATAGGTCATCGTTCCGAAACCGCCAAGTGATGGAATTTGTGGTTGCGGAGCAAGCATTTGCGCCACGCCGCCTAAAGCAAGACTGAGGCCAATGCCGCCAATAATGCTTGCTGCGACTCCGCCAATAATTCCAGCGCCTGCACCACTCAAGCCCAGACCTAAACCAAGAAAACCGCCAGCGGCTGGACCAAGAATAATCGCTGCAGCTATAAGACCAATACCTGTCAGTATGTTGGTAAAGCTATCACCACTACCACTCACAACCGGAACAATTACAAGTTCGCGCTCACCAAACGGCAGTAAAAGATCCTCGTAAGTGAAATCAACGCCGCCTTGCAATACCTGATACCCAATACCGTTTTCTTCTGATTCCAGCAAAAAGTCCTTGAACTCCGGCATGTTGATGCACAGGAGTTTGATCGCGTCAGCGGCGTTACGCAAGTTGTAATAGGTATGCTCGGCGCCAAAACGTTCGCCAAGTTCACCCATCAGGCAGACCCGCTGCATATCGGTAAACCGCCGCGATGCTCCTCACATAGTAACTGCTGAGCCACTCCACAGCACTAAG